GCGTTCATATTCTTCCTTTAATTTCTCAAATAATGACCTACGAACCTTGTTCATCATCTCTCGCTCCACTTGACAATTCCTCTCGCTCAATGTCTTGGGATATTGTGTCATCACTTGAGTCCATAGTATCACTTCCGTTTGTGTCATCGTAAGTTAAGTCCATTGCTACTTGATCCAACACCACCAATCCTTGGTTTACATATGAATACTCATAAGCACCATACTTTGGCTCATAGTTCATCGCTACTCGCTTTTCATCCATTGTAAGCCAGTTCGCATCACGCAATACCCGAGTCATTCGCTCCATATCTTGCTGCATCTCTGGGATTGATGTAATATCAAAATCAATATATACATCCTCACCATATATAGGCAACAACCACCTATTTAATTCATCACGGAGTGTGCTACACAAAGGAATGATTGTATTAGTCATCATATCCCTTAAAGCATTTTGATAGTTGTTGTATGAAGTTGTATCGGTGTCGAATAATACTTGAGGCAATCCAAACACACGACACCATTGTTGCAATGACATCTTTAATGTACCCATCAACTCCATATCAACGGAGGATAGTCCAAAATTGAGATAATCCCAAGGAGTTTGCAATACTCTTATTGCACCTTTATTGTCAACTCCATTTAAATCATCATTCACCGCTCTTTTAATGATATTTGCTTGTTCGATAGTAAATTGAGCCACATTCGTTCCAACTGGCTTTGGTACAATCGCACCTTTAGCACCACCATTTGCGGTCATAGATGCCGAAGCATCGTGAGCATTGTTACTCATACGCAAAGTAGAGTAAGCCGCTCTAAGAGGAGATAATCCCCTCATATGTGAACGAGTCACATCGTTAAAGTCTGGATTCCACGATTTCCAAGCACAAACTTGATTCTTTGGAATGTCAATACTTTGTGACACCATCAACTTGTAACCCAATAGACCATATAAGTCTCGTGGGTCAGGGTAGATGTCCAAGAACTGTGTTGGAAGAACATTGAGTTCGAGAAATTTACCACCTTGTATATTTCCATTGTTTCCGTATATGTTTCCTTCACCTGATAAGATGCGATAACCGAAAAGGTTTTCTAAAAATTGGTCTTGCGCTTGATATTGGTTTGGATTCTCAAGTAGCTTCGCCAAATCGCTATCCATCACAATATTATCCGAGTAAGCATTCTTTCTCTCAATCATTGCTCTCTCAAATGCACCTTTATTCGCCAAGCCTTTGCTTAGTTGCTTATAACGTAGTAAAGAAGTTTTCGCCTTCTCACCTTTATTCAATTTGTAAACGTACCAAGGTACTGAGGCGGCTTTCCTTGCAAGGAATGACACAATAGAGTACACATCGGCATTGCCTAAGTAACCCTCATCAACGTAACTTTTTGACTGATAATTTTGAAGCACCGCGCCATTTATCTGCTTCAACGCATTGTTGCTAATATTTTGCAAAGGGTCTAAGCCTTTCTGCCTTTTAAAAACATCAAATAAACCCATTCTTATTTATATTACACCCCAAGTCACACTTGGAATGGTTAATTTACTAAAGATAGCATATCTCATCGCATCGGCGATATGATCATTGAATTTTACTGGTGCATCAAGCTTATTCCCATTCCTATCCGTTTTCCACCGATAATTCTTCAACTCTTTTAACAAATTTAACGATTCGTGGTCAATTATCAATGGAGTTCCTTTCACCGTTCTTATTCCCTCGGTCACATCCTTGTTTGCGCTCTTAGCATTGAACCCATTTCTAACCAACTCCTCAATCGTTTTAGGCTCGGCAGCATCACAATATATTTCATCGTGATTATTTAAGCCTAAAGCCTTTAATTTATCAATTAGGTCATTAGTTGTCAATTTAGCCTCGTAAATTAACTCCTTACAATAAGCCGTTGCTTCAACAAACACCACCTTCACCAATGCCGTAGGCACATTAAAACCAAAGTCCAAACCATAAACCGTCTCTCCTTCCTCTGGAAAGTTCTCCGTAGTTTTCCAATGCGTATAAATTATGTCTTGTGACAATCCCCTTTCTCCCAAACCATATATTTGCCAATAGTTTGGGTCGGCATCCTTCATCCTTTCCAACTCCAACACCAACTCTTTTGGTAAGAATGGATTATCTCTAAAGGTAGTAATGTAAAAATCGGCATCATCACGAGGTATGACGGAGTCATAAATCCAGCTTGAAATATCCGAAGGGTTGTAATCAATCACAATCTTGCCCTCCGTACGCATTATCAACTGCATCCAAGCCTCATACGTCAATTCATTAGCCTCATTGCAAAACAAATAGTTCCTCGCTCTACCCCTTATTTTTTGTGGCTGGTCGGCACTAACAAATTCGATAATGTTCCCATTTAGGGAATAAATTTGGTCGGTTTTGTTGTGGTTATCCTCGGAATAGATGCCTAACCTGGAGAGGATGTCAACGAAATCTCTTAGCACTGTACCCTTAATTGATGGGAGAGATTGCCTTACTATCGTTAACGTCTTGCCATTTTCTTGCAATAATTTCACAACAAACCAAATTAGGATGTTGTAAGTCTTGCCAGAACGTGAACCGCCTTGCATCACGGTTATACGCTTGTCGCTATCACTCAGTAATTCAAAGACCTTATTTGTTTGAAGTTTAGCGTCCATTTCAAGTATAAAAAAAATTCTATATTAGTTTTTCGGTTTGAAAGGTGTGGTCAAAATAGGGGGTCATCGTGTGAGTCGAGTTTTAGTGGTATCAAAAATGGGAGGGATATATACCCGACCCCTTTTCGGTTTCCTAAAGTACCCCCCTCATCGTATGGCTACTACTATTAGTAGTCTGATAATAGGTTACTTCGACTTATAATTTACATTATGTTAAATAGACACCTAACTCGCACATTATCAACACCTATTTTTTATACTGATACTCCTCCCCCACCCTATCATTATGCGACCTTTTCCAGTTGTGGCTTCACCACTTCAACACTTACTTGGTTTAGGTTGCCCTCGATCTTGGACTCTATCTTTTGTGTTGGTAACCCAATGAAGTATTGCATAAATATTTGCAATGCCTTCATATCGCCATCTAACACCTTTTGTTCCAACATCTTGAATGCTTTCTCCGCCATTGGACTAAGCTTCTCAATTAGTTCAGCCTCCTCCATTCTACGCTTACGACCAGCATTAGGTCGATAGCCTCCGTGAGCAACTTTAGGTTTGCCAGTCTTATAACTTATGTTATTTGCCTTCTTGCTTTGCTTGATATTTTCTTGACTATTCATCTCCACTTCCGTACTCTTTTAGATGCTTTGGATTAACAACAAACTCCATATTGTGTGTATGCCCCTTCTCATCCTCTACATTCCTCTCAAATATCCTTAGACGTACCCAACCATTACTTTGTGGAATAGAGTCTAAAAACGTCTTAAAATCGCTTACAAACACATTTAGATATAAGCAATTTTCCTTTGGGTTATTCTTGAGATAAAATCCTTTTTTCGCCACCATATAAAGTTAAGTCATAATCAATACACAAACTACCACTTTCCACAACGTTTGTTTATAACTTCTCCACCTTACATTCGTATTTATTCACTATATCCATTATCACTTGGTTCACCATTGTCTCATCATCAAAGGTGAGCATCACTCTTATTGGTTCGTTGGTGTACTTAGCCACCGCTTCCTTGACCGAGTTATACAGTTCAATAGTTAACTCATCACCAATCTCAATGTAAGATGCAATCTTCTCAACCGAATAAATCACAGTGGAGTGATGAGCATCAAGGTAGTGAGCAATATCCATAAATGTCTCTTTCATTTTAATTCTGGCAAAGTATGAGAATACATATCTTGGTAATACCAGTTTCCTATACCGATCCTTCCCCATAATTTTCTCTTTACTTTGTCCACTACAACTTGCAACAATGTCCATCAACTGGTCTAAGTTCATATTATAATATTTAGTAATTTAATCGTGATTGTGGAAACCGAGCCATCAAAGCCATCAAATTTCCCAGTTCTCCCCTATATATATGTATTTATTTATTTTTTATTTTTATTAGAATTTAAGAATTTTGATGGTTTTATTGGCATACCCCTCCTAACGCATTGATAATCAACAAAGAGCGATAGCCAATAAACTTTTTTCGTTGATGGCTTTTGATGGTCGTGTTGGCTATTTTTCGGCATATTTTTAGAACATATTATCATTATTTATAATAGGTTCATACCCACTTGCCATCAACTTGCCATCATTTGCCATCAAAAAGCCATCACTTGCCATCAACTTTTTATTTTGATGGCTATCCAAATTGTGGATAAAAATAAATCTCCCGTGCTTAATTGACCTCTTTTGAGACACCTCCAACTGGTTAATATCACAGTAAGTTTTGACCTTTCTACTAAAATATTTATCCAACATTTTGACCTTAAAAGCCTTAATACAGTACCTCAATAGATGAGAATTATATACGTTTAAACCCCCAGCTTCCCACTCAAAACAACCCAATAAACTATCCTTATCGTGCAAAAGTTGGTCGTATGGTGTCATCATTTCCTCAAATTCTAAGTGGTTTTTAGCGAGTTTATAGGTACTAATTCCTTGCTCAAGCACCTCAATAATGAACTCTGGGACTTGATCTTGTAACAATCTTTTAGCCTTATTATCATCCATTTTAGCATTGTTATAGTCTACAATACCATCTTTAAGATAGACTTGAATGCACTCAATAGCAAAGTTTATAGCACTCATTTTTTCGTAATAGTCCCATTCTTCACTAAAAAAATCTTGCCCATTAAACGCATCTTTGAGCCTATAACTACTACTAAATACCTTCTTGATAGGTACTACGATGAACCTATCCTTATCCGAGTCACTTTCCAAAGAAGGCAAGAAATTTGTAGTAATAAACACTTTTGGGGACTTATTAAAGGGGATAGTATACGATTTTTTACCCTTATTCTCGATAAGAAAATCATCGGTGATATAATTATAAAATTGTTGTATAGGTAGTCCCTTTTGCGGATCGTTCAAATAAAACACTTGTGTCCAAGGTGATATGCGTTGCATCTTAAATTGTGAGTCGGTCTTATAATTCCTACCATCTTGCTCAATGGTTTGTCTTATCCATTTGATAAATTGACCTAAAAGTCCCTTACCAGACCTACCTCTTGCTTCCTCTTGGTCATCTACATCCTCAATAATCATCACCGCCTTGGCGAACGATTTGCGCTTAAAGTTGTGCAAGATATAACCAAACGCACTCATTAAAAATCGCTTATGACCTTCATCCAAACTAATCATATTGATGAACTGCACAAACGACCCAGCGTCATTATTAGGTTTGTAATCAAAAGGCTTGATGTCGCGTACAAAGACATAAGAATCCAACTCATTGTACTTTATCAATTCCACCTCACTACCACTAACCTTTAAGACCCCATTATTAAATAGCAAATAACTACAATCCGAACCGTCTCTAAGCACATTGCCATCAAATTGTGGCAATATTGTCAAATAAGACATTAACCTTGGCAAGAATGCAATCAACAACCTTTGCGCATCAGCCTCCAAATATTCTACCATCACAAAATCAACAAATGCTCGTTGAATGTCGCTTTCGTCTATGTCGTAAATAACATTTTCTACTACCCTTATCAAACGTGATGGTGCATCATCATCGATGGACATCTTCATCATCATAAATCCACTTTCTATCGCCCAAAGCTGGATGCCTCTTATCTCAAGCCTCCAAATTAGCCCATTCCTACCAGCACTTGATGATACCATTGGTACTCGCTCTGGCAACTCAATACCCATTTGCCCACATAAATCAACTACTACCCGACTCGTTTCATCCCAATTTCTATCATTTAAATAAAATAATACTTGATAAGGCGATAACCACGATGCGAGTCCTTCGCTATTATTAATAGATGGCAATTTAACACCTACCGAGTCAGTATAAACACTAAGCCGTTTTGAATCATAATAATACGATGCCGACCTAACAGTTCTTTCATCCTCACCTTTACCAGGTCGATACAACTCGATAAACTTCCCATAATCCTTACCATTACCAAGCCTTCTATTATTCAACGACCAACCAAGCGACTCTAAATAATTAGGGATAAACATCTCATCCACCTTTGCATCAAATATGTCCATTACTTGCTTATACTTGATGGGTGGTTGTGGGAACTTCGCAATAGATCGTTGCTTAACTCCTCCACTTGATGTGATGGCATTACCCTTATAAGTATTAAACTGATAACCACAATCTATAAGTTGCATCATCTCATCAAAATCAAGTGTCTCCAGTTCAAGCAAACTCCTTTGAATGAATGAATACTTAGGTGTGGGTGCGCAATAGGTAATCCCATTAAAATTATCACCACGCAACCCAATTACCTCCCTACCCTCATCGTTATAAGCAATCCCGTGAACATCGCACTTATCATTGCATAAAAAGTAAACGTGATAGCCATTACTACGGGTGCGTTCAATCACCAGCTTACTATAAATGATGGGATCAATTAAAGCCTTCCAATTCTCAAACACATTCCTACCAATGGCATTCTTCTCATCGAAGTCTAAGCATTTAAGATTAGGGTTGGCTTTGCTCATTAGCACGGCTATGCCATTACTAAACCCTTTACCTATCCACTCACGATGCTCATCATCACTCAACCCATTATCAAACTTGGTGTTATATTCATAGATATGATAAATGCGCCCATTGGTGTATTTTATCGGGAGTACCTTAACACCAGCATAGTCTAACTCTCTTATAAGTTCAAGCATTTAAAAAAGTTTAAGTTGTTGTTTAAATTCATTAAATCTCTTCTCTTGAGCATCAAAATAATCCTTATCTAACTCAAATCCTACAAACTCAAACCCCATATCATAAGCAGCTATTCTTGATGAGCCAGATCCAAGATGCGTGTCAAGAATCTTATCTCCTTGTTTAGCATAATTAGTAAGAAGCCATTTGTAAAGTGCTAAAGGTTTTTGACAAGGATGTATATCAGTATTTTTAAGTTCATTATATTTATCAGTGTTTGACCAATCATATCTATAAAAATCTACTTTTTTTAATCTTGAGTAACTTGCTATTTCACATTTACTCATATTAGGGTGTTTAACATCTTTATACCAAACTATTGCACCTCCTTTTTCATTGAAGCAATTATAATAATTTGCACCCCATATAATTCTTTCTTTACTTACCCTTTCTAATTCTATAAAATAATTTTTATTTGGTATATAATCATTCCAATCATATTCCCATTTTTTTACATTTTTAGTGACCTGAGTTTCCATATTAAATTTACCAATACCATACGGGGGGTCAACAATAGCCAAATCAAAATACTTATCTGGGTATTTTGCCATACCTTCCATACAGTCCATATTATACACCTCGCTAATGCTCATATTAAACATTTTTATGACAATAAACATCTACATCTTCTAAGCATCTAACAACTCTGCTATGTACTTGATGGCTATTTAAAACCTTCATCACATATTCTTGTAGTGGTGCAACTACACCTACATCTGTCTTAACTTCGAGGAACATCACAACACCTTTGCGTATGCACATTAGGTCTGGTATGCCGTTCATTGATGAACTGATAATCTTCACCACCAACCATCCGTGCTTGGTGAGGCGGTTTTTAATTTGTGTTTGGAGTTGACTTTCCTTCATTTAATAATAAAATTTTATAGTCATTTAATTTTTTACCTCTATTAAAACTTGATATAATTCCAGTTTGTTTGTGCTTTCTCCAGAATGATGCATCAGTTTTACCGCTAACTGGTTCTATAAATACTGGCTCAAAAAGTTCTGTTGTCAAATATTTTCTCCAAATGTTTATCTTTCTTTTTCTTCTAATTCCACCTTCAACAATATTAATACAACCAAATCCCATTTCTTGCCAGAATTTATTTGCGTCAAGATCAAAACCACATCTAAGTGTTATAGAATTAGATTTAGAGTTTTTGGCATATTCTTCCATAAGAACCACCAAAGCTGCGCCATATAGTTTTCTTCGTGCATCATATTGGATACAAACTTGATGACATTTAAGATCACCACCTCCAGCACCGATATATAAATAACCACAAGGTTCATTATTTAATAACCCAAGAAATATTCTACCTTTTTCTTTTTCTCTCTCAAATACTTGCATTGGATAAAATGATAATGCCTCAGCATTTTTCTTTTGTAGATAATCTATATATTCCAGCATCTTAGGATGATCTTGTACTATCATAAAGTTTTCTAAAGTCATAATTACTTTATTTGCAACCACCCTTGGTCAACGTGAAAAATTAATTCTATTGGTTGGATTAGACCACCTTTCACCTCCACATCAAAATCCACTTGTGGTATGGTGTCGTTGTCGGTTGTGAATGGCACACTACCATATAGCGTGTCGCTATCCTCATAACACACCCATCTTACCTTTAGCATTGCAATCTCATCTTGGGTGAGTTCATCCAAAGGGATTTGAAAGTTAATAAAAAAATCCGTTCTAACGTGACCAATCTCAAAATAAACTTGGTTGTGGTTGGTTTGGTAGTCGCTATACCAAAAGCATCTTAGATCCTCTACTTCACATCTAATCTCATACGAATCATCTGGTAGTCCTAAATACTTTGCAATGTAGCGAATGTCGGTGTCAAGTTTGCGTGTTAAGTGTTGTTGTTTGGACATAGTTTAAAGTTTAAAATCTTTACGAAAATAGTCTAAAGTATAATCTTTTTTATCCATTACGGCTTTATAAATTTTATCTTCTATCCCTCCCTCACTAAATATCCAATATATTTGTGCCTCTTTAACCCTATCCTTGGTTTGAATCCTTGCTCGGCTTTGCCAGTACGATGTTGCACTAAAGTCAATATTGTAAAACACAAGAGCATCAGCCGTTGATAAATTAACCCCTTCCCTACCGCTGACTATTTGGGATATAAAGCACCCATCACTTGCATTGTTAAACTCGGTTGGATCCTCATAGCACTTACCCATAGTCCATTTGATAGCAGCTAATT